TAAAACAGAATTAGTAGGTGTTAAAAACACCAAAAAAATTACCAACGAATCTACAAAATTACCCCAACCGACAGGTTGGCGAATATTAATTTTACCTTTTAAAATGAAGGAAAAAACAAAAGGTGGAATTTTCATGGGACAAGATACATTAGAACGTCAACAAGTTGCTTCTCAATGTGGAAATGTTCTAGCGGTAGGACCCCATGCCTATAAGGATAAAAAGAGATTTCCTAATGGCGCATGGTGTAAAGTAGGAGACTGTGTAATGTTTGCACGTTATGCAGGGTCTCGAATAAAAATAGAAGGTGGCGAAGTTCGTCTGCTAAATGACGATGAAGTTTTAGCAACCATCAAGAATCCAGAGGATATCTTGCATGAATATTAACCATAGGGAGAAACTATGCCAAACGTAGAAAAAGAAACAGAAAAAGATAAAATAATAGACTTGCCATCAGATGGACCTGGTGCGGAAGTTACATTACCTGAAGAACCGGTTAAAGAAGGAGCACAAGACGTCGCTGTTCCTGAAGTTAAACCGGAAGGTGAAGTAGAAGTAAAAGAAGAACCAAAAAAAGAAACAGAAACTAAGGAACTTATACAAGAAGCACCTAAAGAAGAAGCACCTAAAGAAGAAGCAAAAGAAATTGATGAGTATGGGGAAGGCGTTAAAAAAAGAATCGCTAAACTTACTAAACGTATGCGTGAATCTGAACGTCAAAGAGATGAAGCAACACGTTATGCTCGTTCAGTTCTTGGAGAGCAAAAAACTTTAAAAGAGCGATTGTCTAAATTAGATACTGGATATGTATCTGAAATGGAAAATCGAATTACTTCTGGTCTTGAAGCAGCTAAAGGAAAATTAACGACTGCTAGAGAAGCTGGAAACATAACTGACGAAGTTGATGCACAAAAAGAAATTGCTAAACTTGGTTATGAAGAAGCAAGATTGGCTGAAATGAAGATTAATCAAGAAGCCAAAAAACCGAAAAAAGAAGAGAAGAGTGAATTTAATCAACAAACTAATATTCGACAAGAACAGTCTCCAACACCGAGACCAGATGCGAGAGCAACTGAATGGGCACAGAAAAACAAGTGGTTTGGCAGTAATAACGCCATGACTTACACAGCGTTTGATATGCACAGAAAATTGGTGGAAGAGGAAGGTTACGACCCTCAATCTGAGGATTATTATGGAGAATTAGATAGAAGAATAAAGCTTGAATTCCCCAATAAATTTGATAATGTAACTGAACAAACGACTAAACCTACACAAACTGTAGCATCAGCTACGCGAAACGTTAAAAGAGGTACTGGTCGCACAACTGTGAAACTCACATCATCACAAGTAGCAATTGCTAAAAAACTGAATGTGCCACTTGAAGAATATGCTAAACAATTAAACGTAATAGAGGAGTAATGCATATGAAAAAAACTAAAACTGAAACTACAAAAGTTACAGAAGAAGTTAAAAGAGACCCTCGCGCGTCCGAGACACAGGAAGCTACGAAGCGACCTGTTGAATGGACACCACCCTCATCTTTAGATGCTCCACCTGCGCCGGATGGATTTCGACACAGATGGATAAGAGCTGAAAGTTTAGGCTTTGATGACACTAAAAATATTGCTGGTAAATTAAGATCAGGATATGAATTAGTTAGCGCGTCAGAGTACAAAGACACAGGTTATCCAGTCGTAGAAAACGGCAAACATAAGGGAGTGATCGGAGTTGGAGGTCTGTTGCTGGCCAGAATACCAGATGAGATCGCCGAAGCACGTCAAAAGTTCTACGCTGATAAAGCTAAGGAACGTGATGATGCTGTCAAACACGATTTACTGAAGGAACAGCACCCGAGCATGCCTATCAGTTATGATAGCCGCTCTAGCAAATCTTTCGGTGGTAAGTAAGAGTTTTTTAACAATTACTAATCAACGAATTTTAATTAACCGTCACCGGAGGTCCCTTTGGGGACAGGTGACATACGGAGGAAACAACTATGGCTAATCAAGATGCCGCTTTCGGTCTTAGACCGTTAAAGACAATGGGCCAACAAGATGATTCCACTGGAATGAGTTCACATAAGATATTACCTGGCGATGCTAGTGTATTATATCAAGGATCTCTTGCAATAGCCAAAAACGACGGTTACGTCGATATTGCTGCTGCAGGATCTACGATTAATGTGGGAGTATTCTGGGGAACGTTTTACGTTGATCCAACAACCTTGAAACCTACGTATAAGAACTATTACCCTGGGAGTGTAACACCTCCTAGTAGCGGAGCTATCGAAGCATTTGTTTACGATAGTCCCTACCAAATGTTTGAAGTGCAGTCTAATAACACAGGTGCATCAGCACAAGCTGACGTATTTGAATGTGCAGACATCGCAAATCCAACTTCGGGTAGTACGACTAACGGAGTTTCAGGCCAAGAACTGGACGATGGTGACTTAAGTGCCGCAATCGCTCAGTTAAAAGTAGTAGGTGTTTCGAGAGATCCAGCTAACAGTGATTTAACAGCAGCTAATGTAAATTGGCGTGTTCAAATTGCTGAACACTTATTTGGATCATATACGGGAGGTATATAAACTATGGCTATATCACGACAGCAACTTGTAAAAGAGCTTGAGCCAGGTTTAAACGCCTTGTTCGGCTTAGAATACAATAGATTTGACCAGGAGCATAAAGAAATTTATGTAACTGAGTCTTCTGACAGAGCTTTTGAAGAAGAAGTAATGTTATCTGGCTTTGCTAATGCATATGTTAAACCTGAGGGTTCAGCTGTTGCATATGACAACGCACAAGAAACATTCACTGCAAGATACACTAACGAAACAGTAGCTCTTGCATTTGCTTTAACTGAAGAAGCAATGGAAGATAACCTGTATGACAGACTATCGTCTCGTTATACAAAAGCGCTAGCGAGATCAATGGCAAATGCTAAACAGATCAAAGCTGCTAATCCACTAAATCAAGGGTTGCCAACAACTGACAACTTTGATTCTGGTGATGCAGTATCTTTGTTCAATACAGCACATCCAACGATCGCTGGAACTTTCTCAAACACGCTAAGTACCCAAGCAGACCTTAACGAAACATCATTAGAGCAAGCTTTGATTGACATTGCTGCACTGACTGATGAAAGAGGTCTTAAAATCGCAGCTAGAGGAATGAAAATGATCGTTCCTTCTGAAAACCAATTCAATGCTGAAAGATTGTTAAAATCTCAAGGTAGAACTGGTACAGCTGATAATGATATCAATGCTCTTAAGAACATGGGAATGATCCCTGAAGGATACAGAGTAAATCACTATCTAACAGATACTGATTCTTGGTACATTAACACTGACGTGCCTAATGGTATGAAGTACTTTGAAAGATTACCTATCCAAACTAAGATGGAAGGCGATTTCTCAACAGGCAACGTAAGATACAAAGCTAGAGAAAGATACTCGTTTGGAGTATCCGACCCTAGAGGTATCTACGGTGTTGAAGGTGCTTAATAATTAACAAACTAAGGGGCCGCCTTAAAACGGCCCCTTTTTTAATGAGAAGAGTGAATATGAAAAACTTCCGAGTACAGATCCATTATGAAGGTTATCGCGCTGAAACAAACGTGATGGCTGAAGATAGTGTTGCAGGGATTGAAAAATCAGTCCTTGACAAAGTGGGAAAAAATGAGGTAAAGTTCGAAAAAGACGGATTTACCCGTGGTAAATGGATAACTTATGAGGAAGTTATAAATGACGGAAGACCTGTACAATACGAAACGGTCCTTGGAGTTAGAGTGGCAAAAGGAACATCTGAAGGACGGCAAGCATAATATCCGGATGATTGAGATCAATAGACAAATCCAGGATGTTATTAAAGAGATCATTGCCAAAGAATTTGAAGAAGATACTCTTCAAACCAAAGTAAACAGCGCCAAGGCTGAAGTTTCGATAGCCACTTAAGCGCTATCAAAAATCAATTTTTCACTACAAGATACCTTGCGCTATACGCAAATCTGCGTTATAGATTAATTACTATACAATTATTAATTTGATGTAGACGAGTATAGTCGACGGCCTAAAGACTGCATCATATAAATTAGGAGGATATAATCATGGCAACAACTACATTTTCGGGCCCAATAAAAACGGGAACGATTAAACAAACGACTGGTACTACAGTTGGAACGGATATGAAAAATACCGGCCAAGTTGTAATGGCACAAACTACATCTCTTGACCTGTCAAGCGGAGCATTCACAGCAACAGCATCAGATATGATCATTCCAGCAAATTCACAACTAATTGATATCGTTTTTGATGTTATCACTGCAGCAAGTGGTACAACAGATATCAGTGTGGGTGAGGTTGGCGGATCAGCAGTTCAATATGTAAATACTTACACAATTGGAACGACTGCGGGTAGACACTACCCAACAAGTG